ACTCATTCTTCGGAATAGAAGAGTGTTCTTTGCGAATATCTTGAGTGATACTACACCTTCTAATGTTGGTTCTTTTTCCTCAGGCTTCCTCTTGAACAAATTGCCAAAAAATGATTTTTCTTTTTTAGCATCCTGCTTCTTTTCGTCTTCTTTTATTTGTTCTTTATTCGACATTATGTTGCCCTCGTCAATAGAACATCGTTACTGTTAGTTTTCTTTTCTACAGCCGCAACTTGAGTATCTTTAACTTTTGTATTATTAGTCTGAGCAACATTCACAACATTAACATCGGTTGGTTTCATTTGTTCTCTTTGTCCTTGCGATACTTCTTTACTCGTACTGCCTAAATCTACATTCTCAAAACCTTTAGAATACTTATCAACTTTGGCTAGAATTTCTGCACCAATACCTTTGTCTAAGTTCAAACCAGACCCACCAATCGTTTGTGTTACTGCACGATTTGCTTCCGGTTGTGTTGTAAATGTATTGAGTTTTTTACCAAGACCTTTTATGATAAATGCTGCTGCCATCTTAGCAGCGACATATGGATCATTTGCTCTGTCTGGATTTTGAACTAGATTTTCACCAATAATTTTACCAAAAGCATCATAATTATTTTTACCTGTAATCTGAATAAAACCACGACCACGATATTTGTATCCATCTCCATCGTCTTTGTTACCCATGCTTGGTCCGAGTGGTGATGATTTACCGTAAACAAACTCTGCTAGTGCTTGTGGATTCTTAATAAACTTCTCAAGTTCTTTTGGACCATAACCAGACTTTTTCACCGCACCAGGAAATACTTTTTGTATACGCTCGACAGATGTGTAGTTTAGATTTTCATCTTTCGGTACAAAGTTAGATTCTTTTTGAATATTGGCAAGTAAAGCAATCTTGGTAAATTTATTTGTTATACCAAGTTCATTCATGGCGGTAATGACTAAACCTACAACACCTTTTGGTCCTTCTGCTGTAGGTTTAGTTGGTGCTGGAGCAGGAGCAGGCGTAGGTGCTGCTGCTTCTTTACGTAAAGTCTTTTCTTTTTCTATTGCTTGAGATAATGCTTTATCCGTCTTGCGAAGTTCTTCTTTTTTCTTTATTGCTCGTTCTATCTCTTCAGTTTTTTTACCATAAGCATCGACTTCAAGTGCAGCGATTTCATCAATCAGTGCATCTCGTTCTTTTATTTTTTGATTGATCAATTCTTGTGCTTTGGCTAGATTTACTGCCAACTCTTCATTCTGTTTTCTTTTTTCTTCCGCAGCGGCATCTTGTTTGTCTCTCTCTTCCACCAACTTTGTAAGTTCTGCTTCAGTCAGTGGCTTGGGTTTTAGTGGATTCATTTCAGAAATTTTTTCCACTAAACCAGAAACTATATCATCAATTGCTTTTGAAGCATCATAGATAAACTCGCCTAATTTTTTTGGTATATCTTTTAAGAAGTTGACTGTGCCATCTATAACTTTAGCGGCAGTCTCTTTATCAAAAAGACCAAATGTCAGTGAATCAATTAGGCCAGCAATACCTGCTTTTAGAGTTTCGTACCAATCACCAGTTTCTTTCCATTTGTCCCATGCATCGGTCAAACCATCCCATAATGTCCACACAATCAACACAACCCAACCCAATGGACCTGATGCAACTGCTACAGTTCTTGTCGCAATTTTTGCTGCTGCTTTACCTACACTCTTTGCCGTTCGTTTAGCTATCTTGGTTGCTTCTTTTTTTTCTAGTTCCTTTATCTTGTCACCAACGATTTTATCTGACAGTTCGGTAAGATATTTCCAAGCATTCTTCGCAAAGTCTTGTACTTTACTGACTAGAGTTTTTGCAATCTTTTTTATATTATCCATCAACGACTTGAACAAATCTTTTGCTTTATTCTTTACTTGTGTCGCTAATTTTTTTGCACCCTCTTTGAATTTAATCCCTTTAGAACTTTTTGGATCGTCTTCTGTAGGTGGTTTTTTGGCAGCAATTTCTTTTTCTTGTTGAACTTTGAATTTCTTCTCTACTTCATCCTCTTTCAGCAAATGCATATCTTCTTTATCTGCTGATTTTATACCATATAGCCCAACAAGTTTGATTATGTTTTGTCTAACGATGTTCAGGTCATTTGCTGCCTTTGATAACTCGGCATAATTGATTGCTGCTTTTTTTAAGGGTTTGTATGCAGGAATTACTTTTTTAGAAGAGTCCTCATTAAGAACTTTCTTTTTGATTGTCAATCCTAAAACATCAGATAACATTTTATGCCGTTAAATAGTTGTTAATAAAACTTGAATTATAAACGCTGGCAATGTTATCGGGTTCTTTTTCTTTTATTCCAGATTGATTATTAGTTGTTGGTGCGTTGATTATGGTTCCGGCGTCTGCTGCGGAATCCATTCGTTGACCTTCAGCTACTTCAGATGATGCTGTTGATAATGCTGCACCCGAAACTGCTGGTGATGATTCTGGTGAAGGAGTTGGTGATACCGCACCGCCACCACCCATACTTCCACTTTCTGTAGCACCAGCTCCGCTAACCGCTGCCGCTGGTGCTGCTGTAGGTGTTGGTATTATTTCTGCTGCTTTTTTTCCTTTTGCAGCGTCAAGAATTTTATTAGCATCACCACCAACAGCATTAACTTCTTGACGAACTGCATCTTCGGACATTTGTTCACCAGTCTTATCATCAACAAATCCTGTTGACGATTTTGGATCGACTGAAATGCCAAGTTTATTTTTCAGAAAACCAACTGCACCCTTTTGGTCTTTCTCAGCGTTCTTGGCGCTGTATGGGTCTTCTTTAGATGGTGATGTACCAACTTTTTCATTTAACTTACCTGCTGCTTCGGGTGTAGTTCCTGTTGCTTTGTCTTTTTGTTTTTTTTCGTCTTTTGCTTTTCGTTCTTCATCATAAAAGACGCCTTTACCACTATCAAGTTTTGTTTGATTCTCTTTTAAAGATGTGGTTGCACTTGATGTATACTTCTCGGTCTTACCACTTGACGGATTACTTTTAAATGGGTACCACGCTGGAGTTCCAGGTATTGTAATATCATCTAATACATTACCTTTACCAAAAATCTTAGAATCATATGATGTTATTCTTTTCAGAGGAATAGTAAACGGTGGAGTGCCTGGCCAACCAACATTATTTTTTATCCAAGTAACGACATCATCAAGGAATTGAGTAACACTCAACATCAAAGGATTTAGATACGTCAGTGCTGTATCCATTCCCTTACGTAAATCGCTTTCATTGAATAAGCCAAATGTGATGAATTGTAAGAAACCACCCATAGCAGATATGAGTGTGTCTGTAATGCTACCAGTTTCTTTCCATGTATTAATACCATCCATGATGCCATTGATTAACCCACCAATAATCATGGCAGGTAAAAATATCTTACTTAATATAGCAAAAATAGAACCACCACTAAACAAAGCACCAAATGCTCCCACGATTCCCATAAACAAACCTTTGAGCAAGTTTATTGGGTTTAACATATCTAATAAACCAGAAAGAAGCCCTCCACCTTTCTTTTCTTCTTTTGGTTCTTTTGAAGTTTTTTCTTTAGCTGGAGCGGCTTTCTTTCTTTCGTCTTCCAACTTTGCTTCACGTGCTTCTTCGGTTTGAAAGAATTTATCCGCTTTGCCTTCTGCTTTTACTTTACTCTCTTTACCTTTTAGATTTACAAGTTTAGAGATGTTTTGGCGAAGCACATTCATATCACGTGCCATGCCAGGTATTACAATAGAGTTCTTAGCAATTACGTTTAGAAACGGTAAAACATCCTCACTGATTCCACCAGTGGTTTCAGTTTCAGTTCCTGCCTTTGAAGGGGAAGTTTCTTTTTTCTTTTTTGAGCCAAATAATGAGCCGAACGAAAAACCAGAGTCTTTGTTTCCAACAGCCTCTTTCATTTTATCGAAATTTTTATAACCGAGGTTTTTAGCCAGTTCTTCTAAGTTCTTTTTTGCCATTACCTTCTACTTTGTTTTTGTTGATTAATGCGTTCTTTTTCCTCTTCAAGGTACTTCACTAATAACGAAACGTAAATGCTTCTTTCCCAAGGTATCATATTTTCAAGTTCAGACAAACTGTATTTGTGGTGCTGCATCATCGCAAAATTTGTCTGATAGTAATTACCGAGTGATTCATGACGAAATATTAGGCGAAAAAATTTTGTAAGCCTCTGATGGTAATCTCTTCATCGTATCCACATTTTGGACAATGAAAATGTACATCTTTTTTAATCTCAGGCATTGTATCAAAGAACTTCTTAATTTTTTCTAAGTCTTTCTGTTGCATAGAGTCAATAAACTCCATCAACTCTTCCTTTGGTGTATCTTTGGCGTAATACACTTGCTCTTCATCATACAGATAATCGATACAGTCAATCAATACATTTACTAGAATTTGATTCTCGTCCATGCTCTCATAGTTTTGAATCATCTCAAATGTCGGATACTTTAAACAGATACCAATCTTTTCATTCAACATAAACTTGGTAGCATGATCTTCATGTTTAGTTGGTTGAATTTCTAGAAGATTCAAATTAAAGTCTACTGAACCAGAGCATTTTTTAATCTCACCTTTGTCATCAGTAGTATCATTGTTGCACTTATATTTTAGTTCCACAACTTCTTCTACCGATCTTGCACGAAGATTCATAAACAAATATTCAAGGTCAAACGTAGGCAGATTGTCAATATCAAGTTCATCAATCACACAGTTCTTCAATACTTGACGAATGGTATTGATTGTCTCTCTTGGGTCTTCTGATTCTGCTGCCATCAGAAATAACTTTTGTTCTTTTACTAAAAATGGACGAATGCGAACTTCTTCTCCACTTGAAATGAGTTTAATAGTATACGTTGGTACATCAAGTTTAGGTAACATAATTTCCTCTCAATTAGAATGATAATAATCTCGTTGCTGCGGTGCCACCCAACGAAGTGAGTGTTTGACCAATATCATATCTACCTTCAAAGATAGAACGATATTTCTGATATGTGAATTGAACCGATAAACGGTGAAATGCATCATCACCCCAACTTAATGCTTGAGGTGAAATTCCTGTTGGGAATGCATCTATTAAATCTACTGCATATATTTGACGAACAATATCGTCATATTGTATAATACGAATATCTGTCATGTACCTCGACACATTACTTTTTGGGAAGCGTGGATTGTTTGTATCTGATGGAATAATTGCATCCATCCAACGTTCAAATAATTTACGCTCATAGAAGTCGTTGGTACAAATGAATGTCAATGTTGTTTCTGCATACTGCATACGATATGGTACTTTGTATGAAGGACCATAAATTTTTACGTCTGCTGTTTCTAGTGTACGACCTGGCAGTTCTGCTGACTCACATTGAAGAGCAAGATAACGAGATACTGAAGGATTCGATGATTTCATACCATCAGAATTTCCTCCTACGGCATCATTGATAGCGTCCGACACATCAGAAAAAACAGAATTTGGAAAATTTAATACTTTTTCTAAAAATGAATTACCTATTGATTGCCCAATGTAAGGGGGTATAGGTAATATAACTTCAAAGCGATTGGTTCTAGCTGGACCGCCTTTGCCATTAATGTTCGATAAAAATAAATTGGGTGAAAACGACATTAGAATTTATCCTCTGATTCTGACCATACTTTGTTTTTCTTTGCTTTCGCAAACGATTCAACAGGTAACATTGCTGCAATGTCCCATTCATCTGCGGTGATTTCTAAAAACCTAGACTGCACATGACTAAACAAATATCGTTTGATACATGGTTTAGCCTGATACATTTTTGATGCTTTTGCTAGGTAATCATAACTGATTCTGAGTCTAGTTTTCTCATCATAGTTATGGTCAGTGAGTAATGTACTTAACTTATCTAAAAGAAGTATCCGTTGCTTTGGACTAATATAATGAAGATTAAGTCCTAAAAAACCGTCTGGGTATCGTTCTATTGGAATGACCAATGGGAACTTATCGTAATATGGCAACGAATCCTTCGTTTTCGGATCATAAAAATAAAAGTACATTCTACCAATAAAAGACTTTTCTCTGAGTCTCTGCTTATCACGCATCAAGTCAGCCTTGGTGGGTTTGAGTGCGCCCGTCTTTGCTTTGAGCCAATTTCTTGCCTCACGGGATCGCATTTCGAATCCTTGCTTTGCAAGAGAGTCTTTGATTCTGTCTATAAGTGTTTTGGTAGCCATCTAGTATTTATCTTAGATTCCTAGATGTTTTTCAGTAAGAACTTGAAATTCCCATCCGTGATCTTTACAGAATTCGGTTGCTGCTTTCCACTTAGACTGATTGATAACGTAGGTTGCTGCTTCTTGAATGTAGCGTTTAGTCTTACGTTTTTGAGTGGGAGGTTTAGTCTGCGCCTCTGGTTTGACTTCAATCACAAACGTTTTAATTACGCCGTTCTTTTGCCTAATCTTAGCTACAAAGTCTGGGAAGTATCGATGCTTTTTATTGTCAACTGGACTCCAATAGGGTATGACCAGTTCTTCAGAACCCCACCAAATAACGTCTGGGTGGTCATCTAAATATTTCATCACCTTTACTTCCCATGATGAACGATAGATGACGTTTGTCGCATCCCCTTTGTATTTTTGTGGATTTCTGGGTGTGAATTTTCCTGAATATGACATAAATACTATCTAGTCAACTTACTTAGGACAACTATGGCTTTTTTCGGTTTATCTGATATCACCATTTCCCAACAAGAAAATGCAAGAGGACCACTTCAAGCACTCTTTACTGAGAAGGGATATGACGTATCAAACACTTTTAGATATCCTCTAGACATTGGAAACTATGACAAGGGTCATTATATGATTTTTCATATTTTTCAGCAAAAAAATTCACAGTATCAGGGAATCCAAAGAAGCCAAGAACGAGAAATTCTTAAAGACTATAAAGGTTCTAATAAATTAAACACAAGTTTTGCATCGCAAATCAATAATAAAATTGATTCTGCTATAAATTCTTTAACCAAAGGCAAGACATTATTTGGTAAAGATATTTCAACATCTTTTGGAACTTCATCGGCTAGTGTTTCCAAACAATCTTATGATTCGAACCAATATGTTGATAGTGTCAAAAGTATTCAGAATAATTCATTGTTACAAACAACTAAGCAGACTACAGAATCTATTGTTTTGTACATGCCAGACACTCTAAGTTTTGACCACTCTCAAGGATTTGGTGATTTACAATTGGGCAATGAATTGGGTGGTAAAGCGGCTGCGGCAGGCAAATCTTTAATTGATGGTTCTAAAGAAGGTAGTGTAAGAAATAAAGTGGGAGATGCTGCACTTGTTGCTGCGGCTCAAGTAGCACAGAAAGCCGCTGGTGGTGTGATTGGTGAAGGCTCAGCCGCAGCAGGTGCGTTCTTGGCTCTTGGTGGCGTCAACAATCCAATGTTAGAATTGATTTATCAATCTCCATCATTTCGTGAATTTTCTTACGAGTTTATGTTTTACCCACGTGATGAAAGAGAAGCATTAGAGGTGCAGAATATTATTGAAAGATTTCGTTTTCATCAAGCACCAGAAATTGATGCGGGTAGTTCTGGACTTTTATTAATTCCACCATCACAATTTGATATTCAGTTTTACTATGCTGGCAAACCAAACCCAAACATCCCAACAATCGGTCGTTGTGTGATGACTAGTATCTCAGTAAACTATGCGCCAAATGGTTGGTCTGCATATGAAATGCCTGGTGAAGATACTCCGGCTCTAGGTCGTACTGGTATGCCAACTGCGATTCAAATGACTTTAAACTTTAAAGAAACCGTTATTGTTACCAAACAAGCATTTAGAACCGGACCTGGTGATTACAAACCCAGAAATGCAGGATTAACTGAGGCTGCTGCCAAAAAAGCATCAAGCGTATGGGAAGGTATGACGAAGAAATAAAATGGCAAAATACTTTAATTTTTTTCCAACTACTCCATATTCAAATTCTGATGAATCGATGGCCTATGATATTGTTACGAATATCATTGCCAGATTTGCATTTGAAGATGGGTTAAAACAAA